TGCGATATAAAACTTCGTTCCCAGCGGCAACCGCTTCATCGCTTTTTCTCCCTTAATGATGCGGTAAGTTGATTTTCCACCAAGATCTACAGTTCCATCCATAACAAGACCGCGCCGCTTCTCTGAAACTTCACCAACTGGCGCCACTTCCAGTGATGCCAGCGCGATACGCGCCAGCTCCTCCGCCTCTTCTGTCGGCAGCATAACGTTGCTATCAGCTCCATATGTTTCGCGCCAATGCTGAATTTTGAGCAGGCGTTCTTTGGTAATAGTCATGGTGTACTCCAGTTATCTTCGATAGCCACACTAAGTCGGTGCAGCCAGTCAGCTAATTTCAGCATTGCTTCGCGTTCGCTAAGCCCTTCCGGAAAATCTTCAAGTTCAACGAAAGGCTTAAACCGCCCGAAGGCGTCGTTCTTAACTGTCAGTTTCTGTTCAATCGTGGTCTTCTTAACCTTGCTGTGATGCCGTAGAAGGTAAACAGACTGAGATTTTTCGGTTTCCGGATCGTATTTGTAGGCAATTAGAATCATCTGGCTGCCGCCGCGATTTAATCCTCGCCACATAGTCACTCCCCCTTGCCGATGCCAGCGGCGTTTAATTTCTGCCGTAATTCTACTAATTTGGTTTGTACCGCTCTTTGCCTGTGCCATTGCAGGACGAGCATTTCGGACTACCGTTGTGGTCGTAATAACCACTGCCGTTACACGCCGTGCAGGGACGCAGCTTCCAGCCAAAAACGAAACGTTGGTAATATTCAGTTCGACGAGCTTTGCGTTCGTGGAAGTTACACATCTCACCCCCTCTCAATACGCAGCGCCTGTTTGTCGATGTAGCTCATTGGGCTGGCCCTCGCATTTGTGATTTTCTGGATCATCGGCTTTGAAATAACCGCCGCAGATTTTGCAGGGTATCGTCGGCACTTCGTCGTAATTTGAGGTTCCCGTAATCATGACTGCACTCCTTTGCGAAGCTGGGCGGCGATACCTTCGAGAACGCCATCGGCGAATGAGCGATCAAAATCGCCTTCCGGCGCATCAGCCATAAATTCTGTGGAGGTCAGTATCATTCGTGCGATGTCCGCAGCGTTCTTTGCTGTGTCGTCGATAAATCCTGCATCCCATGCGGCCAGCATTCGGTTAGCAACAAAGTAAGCGCCTTCCTTGTGAGCCTGCGCCCGCACCTCAGCCAGAAAAACGTCGGTTGCTGGGGTTTCCATTGAGCGATAAAGCGCAACGATGTCGTCAGTTTCGCTCGGCTCTTCATGTGAGCAATTAGGGCATACAGCCACACTATTAGCGTGTTGCTCGATTAATTCCTTCAGGCCCGCATTCTCCGCCGCCAGCTCCATGCACTTGCTCTCGGCGTTAGCGAGCTGTACTGCCTGCTCGTTGCCTCGCACCAGTTGCACTTCAAGCTGCGACGCCAGATCGCTAATCAGTTGCGCCACGCTACGCACATCGATGGCACCACATGACGATTTCAGTTCTGCGGCCTGCTCATGCCCGCGCTTTACCAGATCACTCACACTGCATTCCATCTTTACCCCCGATTATCCGTTTAACTTATTGATTACGTTGATAACTAAAATGATCGTCGATTTAGAACTCTTCGACGTTCCACCCGCCCCCCGTTTTCTTTGGCTTAACCGTTACCCCGATGATGCGAAACGGGTACTGATCTGCTGCGACTTTGGTTTTCACCCTGGCGTCGTCAGTCCAGAAGCCTTTCACCTCGTGCAGTTCCATCTCACCGGTGGTGAGCATCACTGCGAAATCAGGCGTGTAGAACGTGTTATCAGCCAGCCGTAGCTTGATGCCTTCGAACCGATACCAGGCTATCTCCCTGGCATGCTTGCGTAACTCAAGGTGCTGGCAGTAAGCCGATTCGGTTTTATTCATCTGGCCCGTCTTGAGCCTCCCGAGTACCTGCAATTGCTTTTTCATGATTTACCCTTAAGGTAATTTAAAACCACAAATGAGTTAATTTCAATAGCAATGCGCATAATTTATTACCTTTTTGGTAATTCATTAGATGTAAAAAAATGCGCTACTGCGCTCCCGGTGTTAACCGCGAAAGCCTGTAGGGATCTCGCTGTCTGGTTCGGGTACTGCGTTAACGTCACGCTGCTGCGTTCTCGCTGGCTTTGTCCTGGACAGTTGAACACTGCGCGCCAGTTTCTGCTGCCACTGGTCGTGATGAAATGCTTTGCCTTCAGCTTTCCAGTACGTGATGAAATCAGCCAGTTCAAATGGCGTCACATCGGTTTTGAGGTTTACCCCCCATAGCGCAGCTCGTTTGGTGAAATCAGGATCCGGCGTCCAGCTATCCGGCATCGTGAATTTACCCATCGCTCCTGATCCTCCTGGTGGGACATATCCATCAATCACCGAATTTGTTGCATGTGGGTCTGGTTTGTCACCTCCAGAGTTATCCACAGGATGATTTTTCGCGTCGCCTATGTGTGGGGTTTTATCTTTTAGATCTTCTCTTCTCTTCTCTTCTCTGGTCCGCTTTTTGTCCGCTTCTGATGCGGACGCTTTGCGGACATTTCTCTTCCTGTCTGCGTCCTGTGCACGACGCTTGGCAGACTGTCCGTTATGGGCTTCAAAGCGCGGCATTACTAGACTTTCGCCTTCTTCTTCCAGCCATCCGACAGCCATCATTGCACGCGCAAATCCTGGGAAGCCGATCAGGTCGTCGAGAGTATCAGCACTGTATCCGTCAAGAAAACCGTCAACAGAGTGGACATCGAAAAGACACCATGCGGAATGTAGTCCGCCAACTATCCGCAATCTGTCCGCTTTCAATGCGGACGCCATGCGGACAACTTTAGGGTGCGTGTGCAGGTCAGCACGCATTTTGATCCAGTCACCGGCCATAGCTAACCCCCATATAAGCCCGGATGAATTCAGCCGCAGCCTGTGCGTTTATGGCATTTCCGTAACCCTTAAGTCTTCCTGTGCGGTTGCGGCCTGCCATTGCTCGTAATGAGGACTTGCCGTGTCCCAGGCTTTTGGCAAACCTTGCAACCAGCGGGAATGTGCCGGATTCAACTGGACGCCATTGCCCATCTCGACAAAAGAGCCAGTCCGCATCTCGCCAAAAACCGTTAACCTCAAGGGGCCTGCTGTGTAAGCTTGCCGAGGTAACTGATCCAGCCGCTCCTTCCCACCCCGCTGCGCTGTCATTCCTGATGTGTCTTTCCAGTCGCGAGTTGTTGGCGTCACCCATCCCGCAAGTAGAACCGATCCCGGTAGTTTCAGGCATACCTTCGGCGATCCGTCCTGATTCTTCCCGCTGTAGCAGTGAGTCGAACCGGTTGAATCGTTCGCTACCGGTGTCTGCCACCCCGTCAACCGAGCTGCTCCGGAGGTGTGCTGCAATCCTCGTTTCGTTTCCGGCTGCGGATTCGTGTTCGCAACTGGCGTGGGCCACCCAGTAGGCCCGCTCTCTGATGTGCGGCGCACCGATGCCCGCTGCCGAAAACGGCACAAGCCCGAAGGCGTATCCCATTCCTTCCAGGTCTGTTTGTACAAGGTCGAACCAAGCATTTGCGTTACCTGCTGCAACCTGTTCGCCAAAGACATGCTGAGGTCTGCACTCGCTGATGAGGTGGAAGAAGTGTGGCCAAAGGTGCCGCTCGTCAGCAAACCCATCGCCTTTGCCTGCCGCGCTGAAAGGCTGGCACGGGCAGGAACCAGTCCACACTGGTTTATCGTCTGACCATCCGGCGAGGCGGAGTGAATGCGACCAGACGCCAATGCCGGCGAAGAAGTGGCACTGCGTGAATCCTCGCAGGTCGTCAGGTGTGACATCTTCAATACTCCTTTCATCAACTTCGCCCGGGGCGATATGACCACCGGCGATCAGGTTACGCAGCCATTGAGCTGCAAATGAGTCAATTTCGTTGTAGTAGGCTGCTGGGATCATGCTGCCTCTCTTGCCATTCTGGCTGCCTTCATTTTTTCGGAACGAAGCTTTGCCTGTCGGCGTGCCCGTTCGTTATTGCACTGCACACACTCCCCGCTCAGGGTGTAGCGCTCGCTATCATGACCGTGGATGCATTTCTTCCCGGTGTAGAAGCGAGTAAGGCCAAAATTAAGAGCCTCACGCTGGGTGATTCGCTTCATCGGATTACCTCTTTGTTATTTATCTTTGGTAATTTTGCACTAAGAAGAAAAAATATCAACCGTATATGGTTTTTTATTACCTGAAAGGTGTTTTATGCAGAAAGGAGCCGCCAGGAAATGACGGCATTGATGGGGTCAGAGGGATTATCGGTCGTAGAAGAAGAGCACTAATTCAGGTTTAGACTTTGTCCATTCGCGGGAACGACATGCTTTAAACAGTCCATCCATCAGTCGCTTACCAGGCATCTTGCGGCGCCCGGTCAGGTGTGTCTGGATGTAATGACTGGTGGTTCCGGCTTCATCTGCAAATGCTTCACGCTCATCAGGAGACAGCCCCAGCCAGTGCTTTTTGAAGTCAAATTTTTTTTCGTCACTCATATTTTGCTTATCTCAGCCTGTCTATTCATATCTGAATTATTACCTTTTTGGTGAAAAAATCAATGATTATTACCGTTATGGTAACTTTACCTTTATGGTAATATTCATTTAAATTTAGTCAGTTAGGTAACATTAAATGGACAAATACAATAGCTATGAAAAGTATTTATGACATAAGACGCAAAAACCTTAACGAAATCATTCGCCGGGATTTCGATGATACCCAGTTGCGCTTTGCTGAGCGGGTGAAGCGTTCGCAGAACCTGGTCAACCGGTGGTGTACTGGCATCAAAAACATCGGACCGAATGCCGCACGCATCATTGAAGAAGCTGCACGCAAAGAAAAGTTCTGGCTTGATGTCGATCACGAACTGGACGCAGTACAGGCTGATATCTTTATTCCGGCCACCGACGATGGCGAATGGACTGTAGAGAAGCAGGCCGCAGCCACGCTCAATGCCTGGATGAGAAAGAACACTGAAATGACATCCGAAAAGAAAGTTGCTGTAGCAGCTGGTATTGGCCCGGCCACCGTTAACCGGATTATGAAAGCGGAAGTCAGTACAACCATCGGCGTTCTTTCCTCCCTGGCACGCGCGTTCGGGCATGAAGCATACGAGATGATTATTCCCGTCGGCGCCCCTGGTGTTATCGACTACGACCACCGGATGTATGCAGCTCTGCCGCAGGAAGAGAAAAACAAGATCACCTCATTCATCAACTTCGTGTTTGAGCAGAACAAAAGCAAGTAATCCCCCGCCATTCTGACGCTTTACCTGCCCGATGGCGGTAAGCTCGCGCCTCACATAATTACCAAAATGGTAATTTTTTTCTCGTCATACCTATTGACACAATCACTTTTTGATCTGATTATTACCCAAAAGGTAATACATGAGCGCATCGCTCAGGCAGAAACCACCACTTCGTGGCTTTCCTGCATCTTAAAGTATTACCAAAATGGTAATAGAGAGGTTCATATGCAGTGGAAAGTCATCAACGGTTGGTACTGCGTTACAGCTTGCGGGCTGATGAGCTGGAAGTTTCGCACGCTGGGTGAGGGCATGAAATGGGCATTTACCAATAAGGTTGCCCACGAAGTTGCCAACGATAACGAGATATGGGGGTGAACAAGTGGACACACAACAGATTAACAAGCTGAACAATATCGCGGCCATGTTCAGCAGCAACTACCAGCTGTCATCAGAACTGTACGACCGCCATGTTGAGCTGATTGATGCAGTCAGCGTCTCCGAAATGGATGAGACGTTCGATCGTTCGCTTCTTCGTGCTGGCGTTCGCCGTGAAATTCTGGAAGCGGCAAAAGAAAGTTGCGAGTTCGAAGAACTGATGGCGTCAGTCAAGCGCGAGCTGACCGGTATCGTCGCCCGCCTGGACCTGGCAGACCGGATCGACAGCGCGAGGACAGCGGCATGATGCAGAACGCAGGAAGCATGGATAGAACCAAATACCTTGGAGGAAGTGATGTCGCCGGTATTCTCGGGATTAGCCCGTGGCGCACTCCGCTTGAGGTTTACCTGGACAAGGTCCAACCGCGTATTAAGCCAGTAGACCCTTCTAAGCAGAAAGTTTTCACGCGTGGCCAGCGCATGGAACCATACGTGATCGACCTTCTCTCTGAAGAAACAGGCCTCGAAATTATTCATCGTGGCAATCGTTATATCCACCGTGATTACGGTTTTATCGCAGCAGAGATCGATGCCGAAGCCGCTACAGGCGAGAACATAGAGATCAAAACGGTTAGCCCGTTCAAGGCTAAAGAGTGGGGTGAAGTTCAGACAGATGCAATCCCTGTGCATTACACGGCTCAGGCCATGCATGGACTGATGGTTACCGGAAAGCAGGTATGCGTATTCGGCGTACTGATTGGCGGTGACGACTTCCGTATCTATCGGGTTGAGCGTGACGAAGAAACTATTCAAGCCATCCTCGAAAAAGAAGTCGCCTTCTGGGACCGGGTGAAAAATCTTAACCCGCCTGAGGCAACGAGCGTAAGCGATATATCGCTGATGTTTGAAAAAGATGCAGGAACCAGTATCGAGGCTGACGGAAAGGCTCTTTCGCTATTCAACGACCTTCGTGACATGGAATCACGCTGTAAATCTCTGGAAGCAGAAATTGCCGTATCGAAAGAGAAGTTGAAGCTGTACATGCAGGAGCACTCAATCCTGACGCTGGACGGCAAACCGATCTGCACATGGAAATCACAGGTTAGAAATATATTCGATCAGAAGTTATTCCAGGTAGAGCACCCTGACCTGTACGAAAAATTCAAAACAGCAACGACATCACGCGTATTCAGAATGAAGTAAGGAGAAAAAATGTCTACCAACGCACTTAAGGCAGCAGCTACCGGTAATCAGGTTGCGCATCACAACGAAAAACCAACAACGCTGGCTGGGCTACTCGCGGATCCAAAAATTAAGGCACAGATGGCACTGGCCCTTCCAAAGCACATGACTGCTGATCGCCTGGCGCGTATTGCCACCACAGAGATCCGCAAGATTCCAAAGTTGGCATCATGTGACCAAGCAAGCTTCCTTGGGGCAATTATGCAATGTGCTCAACTCGGTCTTGAGCCTGGCGGCGCACTTGGCCACGCATACCTGATCCCGTTCGACAAGCGCCAGAAAGTAAATGGCCGCTGGGAAACTGTATCAACAGAAGCTCAGTTGATTATCGGCTATCGCGGGATGATTGACCTTGCCCGCCGCTCAGGTCAGATCCTGAGCATCTCAGCACGAACCGTCCATGCAAACGACAAATTCAGCTACTCATATGGCCTGGAAGAAACGCTCGAACATTCACCATGCGAAACCGGTGACCGTGGCGAACTAACCCATGTTTACGCAGTTGCCAGACTGAAAGATGGCGGTGTCCAGTTCGAAGTTATGAGCCGGGCTGACGTTGAAAAAGTTCGCGCTTTGAGCAAAGCAGGAAGCAGCGGTCCGTGGGTTGACCACTTCGATGAGATGGCAAAAAAGACGGTGATCCGTCGCCTGTTCAAATACCTGCCTGTTTCTATCGAACTGCAAAAAGCAGTAGTGATGGATGAGCGAGCAGAAGCTGGCCTGAGTCAGGATAACGCAGCAGTTATCACCGGCGAGTATTCAGTAGTTGATGATGAACAGCAGATCCTGACAGTGGTTTCTGACTCTGAACGCGAAGAAGCGCGGGAATACGTCAGCGCAATTCTGAACAGCCTTGACTCATCCGCAGCAGACGCAAAGGCGATGTTTAAACGTGCAGAAGACGAGATCAACGCCATGGCCGAAAAGCTCGGTGAAGAATATCACCAGGGTTTTATAACGACGCTTAACGATATGCGTCCTGAATTCGAATAACCACCACTGCGGCGCCGCGCGCGTCGCAAATGCAAGAGAGGTAATTATGAAAAGAGCATTTGGCAAAAAGGAACTGATGGCAGTGGTGCCGGTATCTATGAGCACCATTGACCGCATGGAGCGCAATGGCGAGTTCCCGCAGCGTTTCTGGATCACTGATAAGCGTTGTGCATGGAACGCTGAAGAGGTTGAGAACTGGCTTGATGAACGTCAGGCCACCAGCCCAGCAGAGTTCACCGGAAAAAAGCCTCCGGTTGATCAGCGTGTTTACCGCCCAGTAAGTAACGCCGCATGACAGCGCTGATCAGGCACTGGGGAAAATGGTCAGGATGGTACTTATTCCTGACCGCTGTTTCCGCCTGGCTGTATCTGCTGGCGGTAATTTTCAGAGAAGGCTGGATCAGATGAGCAAATTAACCCGTCTTGAAAAGTATCACCTGAACTATGTGTCTCAGCGTCAGGCGTCAAAGGTTGTCGCCGTAACTCCGGCAGCAATGGAGGTAGAAAAGCGCGCTGTTGAGCGTGAATCGAAAGGCCAGTTCCGCATTGCAGCCAGGCTCTGGTTGCTGTGTATGGATGTTGCGGTTGGTGAAGTTGAACGCGCAAGAATAGCGATACGCCGTGATCAGTGCATATCGAAAGGCAATGGACTGCGCCGTGGAGAATATGCAGGGATCGGATGTCGCGGGGTGGTGTATGACTAATCCTCACGACAATATCCGCGTAGGTAGCATCACACTGGTTTATTCGACTATGCACCGCGGGTGGGTAGCACCAGGCGGCGACGTTATCAGAAACCCATTAAAGGCTCAGCGCATTGCTGAGCTGATGAATAACAAGAAGGTGGCAGCATGACCGGTAAATACACTCTTATCTATGCTGATCCTCCATGGACATATCGAGATAAAGCAGCCGATGGCGACCGCGGCGCCGGGTTCAAATATCCGGTAATGAACGTGCTGGATATCTGCCGCCTGCCAGTGTGGGATCTTGCCGCCGATGATTGTCTGCTGGCTATGTGGTGGGTTCCTACACAGCCAGTGGAAGCGCTGAAGGTTCTCGAATCGTGGGGCTTCAGGCTGATGACCATGAAGGGATTTACCTGGCATAAGACGAACAAGCACAAAGGCAACAGCGCGATCGGCATGGGACATATGACAAGGGCGAACAGCGAAGACTGTCTGTTTGCAGTACGCGGGAAACTTCCGGCCCGCATGGATGCCTCTATCTGCCAGCACGTCACCGCACCACGCATGGAAAACTCGCGCAAGCCGGACATCATCCGCGAAAAACTGGTGCAGTTGCTGGGCGATGTGCCGCGCATTGAGCTATTCGCCCGCCAGTCGTCGCATGGCTTCGACGTTTGGGGCAATCAGTGCGACGGACCAGCAGTGCAGTTGCTTCCTGGCTGCTCCGTACCAGTTGTAAGAACGGAGGCCGCATGACTATGTTCAACGAGGCGGAGTTAATCCGACAACTGGAAGAGCAGCGCGCTGTTATTGTGCAGAAAAGCGCGCAAGTTAACTGGCTGCAAACGGAAAATAGTGTCTTGCACAAGAAATGCGAAGAACTGCAAATGACAGTTGAGCTTCAGCGAGAATTTATAAAATCCAGAAATTAA